GTGGCAGGCCACGCACGAAAACGGCCGTTCGGAAGAGATTCCTTGGCGGGGGGTATTTGGGGCGTTTCTCATCGTTTTCCCTTTGTTTTCGCAGGTTTCCGCAAGTTTTTCGCCACCTTTTCAGCTGCAGGCGTGGCGTGTTGCCCGGTCCACTCGCCCAGGGCATCAGGCGTGAACTGCTCGCGCATCAGCTTTGCTCTTTTGTGGATCGCTTGCTTGCTCACGTCATACATCCGAGCGATGTCAGGCGCGGGCAGACAGCCGGGTAGGTCGAGCGCCCACCTGACGAGCTCGACGTGCCGGCGCACCGAGTACTCGTCGGTCATGGCCAGCGCGTCGATGAAGGCCTTGAGCATTGCGCCGACGTGTTCGCGGCTGATGAACGAATCCGTCTCCACGCGCTGCTCTTGCTCGGTCGAGTTCCAGATGCGCCGCCACGGTTGCACCTCGCACACGCGGCGAGGCTGGACCATCTCGCGATAAGGGAGCACGCCGCCCTCCCTGAGTTTGTCCTGCTGCGCCTTGGGCAGGCCGAAGAACCAGGCATCGAACGACCGGGCGTCCTTGTGAGGAGCCTCAAGGTCGTGCAGCTGTTTCGCCATTACGGCTTAGGTTGCCCATCTTCTCTCGGTATCAAGGTGCAAAGGTTAGGCCTTGGTCATGTTCGTCCACAGGCCTGTCGTCTCGTCGTACTTGATCCTGCCGTAGATACGCATCTTCTCGATGAGGGAACGGGGCTGGACGTCACGGTCCCCGGTCATGCGGGCCTTGAACTCCTTCACCAGCTGTGCCTTGGTCATGCGGAGGGGCATGGTAGTCAGCCAGCCCTCCACGACCTCCCTTCTATCCTTAGCCTTCTCTGCGGTGGCCTCGCCTCCGGCTTCGCAGCGCCTGATCATGCCAGGTCTATCGGTCAGCCATTTCTCGGCGAACTTCTGCTTCTCCGCGATCAGGTGCTTCCGACGCGCCGGGGTCAGCTTACGTCTTCTCGGCCGGCTTGGGTTACCCATGGCGGTCAAATTGCTTGCAGAAAAACCGCAGGGCCGAGCGAGCGTTAGCGACGCAAAGGCATCTGCGTGTATCATGTAGGGAGTATATACTCCCTACTGATACTATGCTGTCTTGCGACTTGTCTTGCAAGTTGTCTGGTCGGGTGGGTGGGTTCATGGGTCTGGCTTGGCTTGTAGGGCGTTTAGGTCGTCTGAGGCGGTCTTCCCCCTCAGTAGCCTCCATCCTGCCTAGGAGCGGCCTTGGCGGGGCTGGAAATGGCATCCTGTTGGACTACCTCGGCGGGGGCGTGGGCATACTCCCATCGGATGACCCCCTTCTCCGCGGCGTGGCGAATATTAATCTCTGGCTTAAAATGGCCATTACCGTCCTTGAGACCGGCACGGCCGCGGCGCTTGGTCAGGCCGAACTTGTAGATCGGCTCCTCGCCCTGGCATCGGAAGAGGACGGCGACCTCGCGGAACCAGTTGGTGAACTCGGAGGAGCCTAGGCCAGCATAGGCTAGGTCGGCGACCGTGTGGCCTTCCTTGTCGGAGGCGGCCTTGGGCTTCCCGGTGTGGTGCATGGCCACGAGGACGGCGCCCGTCTCAAGGAGGATGGGGGCGAGGTCATGGCGCAGGAACTTGGACGCCTGCTCCTGATCGGAGACGTCGATGCCCGCGAAGGAGAGCAGCGGGTCGATGAAGACGATGTCGGCGCGTTGGTCGATGATGAGCTGACGCAAGGCGGCGGTGAAGGTCGTGCCGGTGCTGACGGTGTCGCGGTAGATGGCGAGGTGATCGCGGAGGGTGGCCTTCTCGTCGCTGTCGAGGTAGGCCCCGGCGATGACGTCCTGCAAGGCCTCGGAGATATCGCCCGCGTCATTCTCAGCCTGGAGCACGACGGCTCGTAGGGGCTTGGCAGGCTTGATGCCGAAGAAGTCACGGCCTGTGCACCAATGGACGGCGGCCTGCATCATCAGGGACGACTTGCCGGTGCCCGACTGGCCGACGATGAGCATGGACCCGCCCTTGCATAGCCAACGGTTAGACCCAAGGACGCAGGTAGGGTCTTCCTTGCGCTTGAAGGACATGAGCGCGTCGAAGTCCATGCGCGTCGGACCAGATACCTTCTTCCCCCTATTGCCTGCCTTGAGTGAGCCCTCGGTGAAGGCGACCAGGGCTTCGGGGTCGGCGTCTTCCTCGTTGGCGTGGGCGAGCAGGCGGGACGCGGTGAGGCTGATCTGGCGGAGGGCGGCCTTGCGCTTGATGAGGTCGGCCCAGCCCGGGTTGAGCAGGGACGAGCCGACGGTCGTCGTCAGTTCGGAGATGTAGTGGGCTTCGGCCGTGGACTTGGCCTCGCGCAGCTTGTTGGTCACGACCAGTTCGTCTGGCGGCGTGCCGGCGTCGGCGAGGGCCTTGATACAGGCGGCTGTGTCTTGGTGCTTCGGTTCGTGGAAGTCCGAAGGGAGCAGACCTTCGGGCAGAGGGAGAGCATCGCGTAGGAGGACACCGAGGAGGTGGCGTTCCGCGTCGATGGCGGATGGGAGAGGCATAGGGAGGGAGGTGGGGTTTGCCGATGTGCGTCGGCTTGGTCAAATGTTTTACCGCTTACGGATTGGCGGGCCGTAGTGGTCGACGGTGCGTAGGCGGTTGCTCTTGCCGATGAGGACGCGGTAGCGGGCCTTGACCAGGGCGCCGATGTCTATGGCCTTCTTGATGTAGATGGAGGCGGTGTGGCCGGCCTTGAGTTTCCATTTGGCCGCCCACTGATCGCGGGTGAGGTAGCCCTTGGGGGGCTTCACGGCGCTGCGGTTAATCTCGGCCATGACGGCGAGGAGGACCGGGTCATTGCCGACGCGGGTGTAGAGCATCTTCTTGCGGGACTTGGGCATGAGCTTAAGGCGTGAAGGTCTTGAGGTCTTTCGTCCAAATCCACTGGTCGCCCATCTTGTGGACGAGCCATGCCTTGTAATCTCCGCCGGCGGTTATAAAGCCGGCGACCCAGCCTGACCCCCATCGAGCTGAGGCTAGGCGCTGGGCCGAGTAGGTCATGTCCTCTTTGCGGCAGAGACAGCCGGCGGAGAAGGCGTTGCCGCCGCCGTGCTTCGTCAGGGCGATGCTCGCCAGGTTGTGGGTGTGGCCGTGGATCAGAGCGCCGCCGAAGGGGCTGTAATGGAGCCCCTGGACAACGGTGGCGTTGGCTCCGTGTGCGTATCCGTGTATCATCGCTATCGGGCCGAGACGGAAGACGCCGCGGTCGGCGTGGTAGGGCAGGATGGTCTTGGCTCCGCATTTGCGTGCGTGGGCGTTGATGTGGTCCTTCACGCCTTGGCAGTAGTCGCGGACGAGGGCGGAGCCGGAGCCCTGGGCGAAGTCGAGGCGGTGCTCGTGATTACCCCAGAGCCAGACGTTAGGACGCCAGCGGTCAAAGAACTGCTTGCCCTCGTCGATGTCAGCCTGGAGCGATTCAGCGCCTTCCTTGTCCGTGCCGACGCCTTTACGCAGGGAGCGGAAGTCGTACTGATCTCCACCGGCAATCTTGAGGACGCTGCTCCCGCCGAAGTCCTTAGTGAACTCGTAGAGCGCGGCCAAGGCCTCGGGGTCGGCCATGTCACCATGACTGTCGGAGGCGTAGATGAACTTGGTCAGCTTGCTCATTTGGTCAGGTGAGGAATGGGTTTGCCGGCGTCGTAGGCCGCGAGCATCTCGTCGCGGTGACGGCGGGCTGTCTCCAGGTCTTTGCCCAGGTTGTGGACGATGTCGGTCTTGCGCCGGCGTATGCGCAGCCACCAGCAGTCGCCCTGCTTCTGTAGGTGGTGGTTAGGGTTGTCGGTCTTGATGAAGGCGGGCTGGTCCTTTCGCCCGGTGCGGGTGTACTTGGGACAGGCGAGGAGGAACGCCACGCGCTCGGCGGAGATGCCAATGCCCTTGGCCCATGCAATCGTCTCCTCCATGGACATGGGCTCTTCCACGATCAGAGATTCCACGTCTTGGCCAGATGACGCCCTTCGGCGAGGATGCACTGGCGGGAGTTAGGCGCGAAGACGAACTCCTGGTCGAAGGAATGGAACTGCTTAATCTCGCAGATGCTGTCGAGCTCCTCGTCGTTCGCGGGGCCGATGCCGGCCGTGGAGACGTAGACGGTGCGGACCTTCCAGCCGAGGTTCCAGAGGATGGACTGGGACACCCGCAGCTCGTTGATATAGCGCCAGTCGGAAACGACGACCGTCTCGGGGGCGACCTCATCGGGGCCCATCTGGATCGGGACGAAGTGGGCGAGGTTCTCGGCGAAGACGTCCGGGTTGAGTGAGCGGGCGAACTTGCCCAGGGTGACGAGCACGTCCCGATGTTTCACCTTGAACGGCTCCGAGTGGAAGTCCCCCTCTAGGTTAAGGCTCCACATGAAGTCGTTGGCGGCGTCCTTGAGGTGGGCGGCGAACGAGGTCTTGCGGGACGGACGGCGGGACCATTCAAGGATGCCTTCCGCGAGGGTGTCCTTCCCGGCCCTTGCGAAGCCGGAGATCAGGACAAGGGTCGGGGCAGACATGGGTTCCATCAGGCGGCGGCCCCGTTGGCCTTACGCAGCGCCTTGGCCATGCGGGCGGCGATGCGGGTCTGGCGGCCTGACATCTTCACCTTGCGCCTGACGCGGCGGAGTTTGATGTCGGGGTTCTTTAGCAAAGCGTCGATGAGGGCTTCCCGCAGCTTGATGTGGTTGTCCATCAGAAGGGCGGGTTGTCAGGGGTGGGCTTGGCGACGGTGGGCTTCTGGGAGCCTTTCGGGTAGACGAACTTGTAAGACCAGACGGGCTCGCCGTTGTAGACCTTGGGATTGCCGGCCTTGTCCTTAGCCTGGGAGACTTCGACGCCGATCAGGCACGTCTTGCCGCAGGCCGGGTCGAGGTACTGGAGAAACTCTGCCGGCGTTGCGTCCATCCTGATCTCGTTGGTGAAGTTGTTGGAGAACTTCCCGACCAACATAGCGAGGGGCTTGCCGTACTGCGTCGAGAAGTTTTTCCAGAGGCAGTTCCCCTTGTCGTCGAGGAAGAAGAGGCGGCAGGAGGCCGTGCCGTCTTCCCAGACCTTGACCTTGTCGGTCCCCTTGGGGCGGATGAGCTTGAGTTTGTACGTCCCGCTCTGGCTGATCGTGGTGAGGGGGGCTTTGTCGTTGTTGGGTTCCATGTTAGGCGAAATTGATAGGGGCGGCCGCGGTCGTGGACTTGATGTCGATGACCTGGACTTCCTCCGGGTAGGACGGCCAGACGCCGGAGGCGGTGCAGTCCTTGTAGAGGGTGATTGCCTTCTCGAAATCGGAGACGGCGTAGGACATCAGGTCTGGGCCGATTTCGCAGACGGCGGTGGCGAAGGGCGGCTCCTTCTCGACGAAAAGGAAACGGAAGCCGAGAGGACGGCGACCCGTGGCGAGTTCGTAGACGAGACGATACCAGTAGGCCTGCAAGTTATAGCGATACCCACGGATGCTCTTTAACATACCAGCGGGAGTCGCTTCGCCGAGGCCTGTGGTCTTGATGTCCCAGAGGTAGTCGCCGCAGACGCCGTCGATGGCGGCCTTGAGCGGGACGCCGTTGTAGTCGACGTGATACATGACTTCGGTCGCGTCGAAGACGACGCCGTGGGTCTTCAGCGCGTGGCGGGCGGACGCGGCGACGAGATGGCCGAGAGCGGACTCCTCATAGTCGAGGATGGTCTTGCCGGCGTTGGCCGTGACGAACTCGCTCCAGATAGCCTTTCCCTCTTTAGTCCG